CATCTTACATCCGTCGCCTTTTTTTTGCCGATGGGTGTATAACCACCCCCGCCAATAAGGCGCAGAAAACTCCCATGAAGAAAGCGAGGAAGGCGGCGTGAGTAAAGAGCTTTTGATGACGGTGGAGGAGGCTGCGTCAATGACCGGCTACGCGCCGTGGTCCATTAGGCAGTTTTGCAACAAGGGCATGTTCACCGCCGAGAAGCCTCGCGGCGACCGTGGCGGCTGGCGCATCCTTCGGCCCTCGCTGGAGAAGTGGTGGTCGGACAAGCGCCGTGCGAGCCTCAACACCCGGAGGGTCGCGTAATGGACACGATTCTCCGCTGCCTAGATTTCGCCTTCGATTTTATCTGGATGGTATCGCCGGTCGTCATCCTCGGGGTTTGTGCATGGAGGTTGGCCCGATGAGTGCAGGATTCGCCATCGCCCTCGCCATCCTCACCCTTGGCTCCTGCCTCGCCAGCTACCACTGCGGGCAACGCAATATGTTCATCCGCATGCGCCGTTTCGAGGAACGCCGCAGGCGATGGGCGGAATGGGAAGATTTCGAGGACTAGTCCTCACCACAAGAAAAGCGCCCCGAAGGACGGCAATCCAACGGGGCAAGTTAAACCACAAGAAGAGCAGTAATAACAAAATGAGCAATACAACACTGACTACACAAGTCAACACACAATCGGTCGCCCTCGGCGACATGCAGGTGATGGCCTCGGCCATCGTGAAATCGGGTCTCTTCGGCATGAAGACACCAGACCAGGCACTGGCGCTGATGATCGTGGCGACCGCCGAAGGGCGTCACCCCGGATCGGTGGCCAGCGACTACCATATCATTCAAGGCCGCGCATCGCTCAAGGCCGACTCGATGCTGGCGCGTTTCCAGCAAAGCGGAGGCAGGGTGGAATGGCACGACCACACGAACGAGAAGGTCTCGGCTACCTTCACGCATCCTGCGGGCGGATCGCTCCGCATCGACTGGGACATGGCGCGGGCCAAGGCGGCTGGGCTGGGCGGAAAGGACAACTGGAAAAGCTACCCTCGGCAAATGCTGCGGGCGCGGGTGATCTCCGAGGGGGTCCGTGCGACCTTCCCAGCGGTGCTGAATGGGATGTATACCCCGGAGGAGGTTGGCGAGTTTGACGCTCCCCGCCCGACACGCTCGGTGAAGGTGGAGGTCGCACCAGAGCCGGTGGCGGAAGCACCGAAGCTGATCGAGGTCGAGGCCGTGGCGGTTTCGGCTGATACCACGCCGGAACCGGATTGGGCGGCTGAATTGGAAAAGCGCATTTTTGAGCATGAGGCAAAGGTCAACACCTTCCTCATCGCCAAGGGCCAGATCGCCGAGGGGCAGACTTTCCGCGACATCGCGGATGAGGGCTACCGCAACCGCGTTTTGTCCAACACGCCACGATTCATCGACGCCGTTCTGAAGGAGGTCGCATGATCCGGCACTCCGCTCTCGACAAGCTGGACCTGTGTCCGTGCTTTGAATCCAACCCCGTCTCCGGCCCTGCGGCGGAGCGTGGGACTCGGATGGATGTGGCCTACCGGGGTCTTCTCATGGGGGAGCGCCAGCCGTTCCTCTCGCTCTCTGACGACGAGCAGGATGCGGTGCTGTGGGCGGTCACAACGGCCAAGGAATTGGCCGAGGGGCATGAGATTGTCGCCGACGAGGCGCTCCTCAAGGTGGTGACTCCGCATCTCTCGCATGAGGGAACGGAGGATTCGCGAGTGAATGCGAAATCCATGAGCATGGACCTCAAGTCAGGTCAATTACGCTCGTATCACAAGCAGCAGGCGGCTTACGCCCTCGGAAACATGGACCGCACATTCGCGAAAGAGTGGGAGTGTGTGTTGCTATTCTGCGACCAACGCGAAGTGGTTCACTACCGCTACACCTACGAGGAGGCGGATGCGTGGGTGAAGGGGATCGTGGCCTCGGCGACCGATCCCAACCGCCAGCCCTGCGCGAATGAGTATTGCTCATGGTGCGTGAAAAAGGACACCTGCCCACAGGTTGTCGAGCCGGTCGTTCAAACGCTGGCGACCGTGGAATCCTCGGTCTCGCTGGCCGATGTCCGGCAGGGGATTCTGGCCGACCCGGATCGGCTGGGGAAATTCCTCAAGGCGGCGTCGATCTTTGAGAAGGAACTCCTCAAGCCGATCAAAGATGCGGCGAAGGAACTCCTCGCGGCCAATGGGGAGGTGCCTGGTTGGAAACTCCAGCACCAAAGCGGGAGCGAGTATTTCGACCGGCTGGCCGTTGTCTCAGCGGCGGTGGCTGGCAAGTCGGGCCTCGATGATCTCGTCGCGGCGATGGGTGGCGATATGGGTGGGAAGGCATTTCGCGAGTGGCATGAAAAGATGCGGATGCCGGTTCGCGAGGAGAACGCGCAACGCAAGGCCGACATCGTCAAATTGGTCGAGGACAAGCCGAAGAAAGCGAGGGCCGCGAAATGATTAAAAGCTATGACGAGTGGGAATTGAGAGGCGGGGATGTGGCCGAGTCAAAATTGCTTTCGATGACCGCGCAAGAATTAGACGAGTGGAAACTTGGGCTGCTTACAAGCGCAAACGATCTTGTAGAACTTCTCAACAAAGAGGTTTTGCAATTGCGAGAGGAGAAGAAGGCTCTGCAAAAGAAGGTTCTCGACCTTAAAATCGAACTTGTTGAATTAAAGCGTCCGAAAGTGAGGGAAATATGACCGGCGAGGAACTGCGCGACCGGGGCATCCTGCAAGTGGATGCCAACACCTCCGAGGATTGGAAGGCGACCTGCGATGGGGTCATCTCATGGCTGGCCCGCAACGGAGCGGAATTCACGGCGGAAGATGTCCGGCCATGGATACCGGAGCCTCCGCACCCGAACGCGATGGGGGCGAGGTTTTCGGCAGCGGTCAAAACCGGCGTGATCCAGCACCTTTGCTACCGCAAGGCGAAGCGGGCCAAGGCTCATGCTCGGGTGCTGGCCGTCTACAGGGGGGCAGCATGTGGATAATCCCAAAACAATTACACACATCGGCCTTTGTGCCGGATACGGCGGCATTGAGCTTGGACTCCACCGAGTTATCCGAAATCTGCGCACGGTCGCTCTTTGTGAGGTCGAAGCCTTCTGCTGCGCGAATTTGGTCGCAAAAATGGAAGCGGGACTCATGGACGCAGCACCTATCTGGTCGAATCTTAAATCCTTCCCATGGGCAGAGTTTCGTGACCGCGTGGACATCCTTTCTTTTGGATATCCATGCCAGCCATTTTCAGCCGCCGGAAAGCGCCTCGGCGCCGAAGACCCAAGACACCTCTGGCCATTTATCGCAGACGGAATTCGGATTCTGCGACCAAGTGTCTGTTTCGCTGAAAATGTCGAAGGACACATCTCGCTGGGACTCTCCAGCGTCATCAGCGACTTGGAAGAGTTGGGTTACAAAGTGTCGTGGGGAATATTCTCTGCGGCTGAAGTCGGCGCACCGCACCAACGCAAGCGGGTCTTCATCCTGGCCGTCTCCAATAGCCTCGGAGGTGCGGCAGGGCTTTCAAGATCGCTCGCGTGGAATGAAGGGGTCGCAGGAGTCTCTGACAACGGTGGTAGTGAAGGATGCGGCCATGTGGCCAACGATACGAGTGAAGCAAGCGGAAGACTGCCCGAGCGAGCGCAATCGACGATCACCCAGCTTGGACTCCATGGCCAAACTCCATGGCCAAGCCGCCCCGGCGAACCCCAGCACGGATGGGAGCCGCCAAGGGTTGTGGCCAACGGTCACCGCCCACACTCCAGACATGGAGAGCAGCGGCCCGAACGGGAACTCGGGGACTTATCTGGCGGGTGCGGTGAAGGCGTGGGCAACGCCAAATGCGTTTTGCTACCAGCCGCCGGAGAACACGGAGCAATGGACGAAGCGAGCGGAATACCAGCAGACGGAGAAGGGAGTGAATCTTCACAAGCCGATTCAGACGCAAGTCTTGCACGAAGTGGAGAAGCAATGGCGAACCCCGTCATCTTCGGACGGCGAGGGCGGCGTGATGGAAATGCGGGAGGGCTGTGCGGGGAAATACAAACTGCGGGATCATGTGGTGGCGGAACAGAAGTCTTGGGCAACGCCGAGAGCAGGCAAGACCACGGACGAGAACCCCGAGACATGGGCGGCGAGGCAGGCCAAGGGCGATGTGGCGACCATGCCGCTGACGGCACAGGTGAAGTGCTGGCCGACCATCTGTGCAGGGGACTACAGGACACCTCCAACCAACAGTGGAATAGCGGGACAAACAATCATGCCGTCATCGGAACATGCGGTACCGAAAGCGGCAGGGGGCAAGCTCAACCCTCGCTGGGTCGAAACGCTCCAAGGCGTCTGCATGGGGTGGACCTCGCCGAGTTGTCCGGCCTCAGTCATCAAGAACTGGCCGAAATTTGTGAGTGGATGGTGCGCTGTGACAATCGAACCGACGAACTGCGACTCCTCGGCAACGGAGTCGTGCCTGCAACAGCCGAGCGAGCATTCAGAACTCTTTGGGAGGAACTCAAATGACTAAACGACCGGCGTTTCAATTTTACCCCGGGGATTGGCTGGGGTCGCAGCGGGTTTCCCTGCTTACGCTGGAGGAAGAGGGGGCGTATCTGCGCTTGCTGGCGTCCTGCTGGCAGCACGGGTCGATCCCTTCCGATCCCGAAAAGATCGCCCGACTTATTGGCAAGGGTAGTTCAACTAACCTTGCAACTACCTTGGCAACTATGTTCCAACAGCACCCCGCCGACCCGACATTGTTAGTGCATGACCGGCTGGAGAAGGAAAGGGCAAAACAGGATGCTTGGTCAGAAAAATGCCGAGAAGGTGGCAAAAAGTCAGCGGAACTGCGGAAAATTGGCAAGGGTAGTTCAACTTTAGTTGAAGGGTTGTTGGAAGGTAGTTCCAACCAAAAGGCAACTCTTCTTCTTCAGTCTACATCTACTAATACTTCTTCTAACGAAGAAGTAGGGGGGGAGTTTCCGGCGAACCTGCAATCGGCGGATTTTGGAGCGGCATGGGAAAGCTACCTTGCTTACCGAAAGTCATCCCGACTCAAAGCTCTCGCCCCGGCATCGGTCACGGCGCAACTCCGAAACCTCTCGGAGATGGGTCACGACGAGGCCATCGAAGCGATCAACCAATCCATCGCCAACGGGTGGCAGGGAATCTTCCCGCCGAAAAACAAGAAACCTGCGCCTATTAAACAAGAGGAGGTGGAGCAATGGTAGCCACGGTCCAATGCTGCGCGAGCGAGTCGTGCTACAACTCGGTGCCGGTTCCGGGGGAGGATTTGCTTCGGATTTTTCCGAACATCAAAATCCTCTGTGATGAGTGCGATCTCCAGCGGATCGAAAGGCTGAAGCAGGAGCAGGCCGCAGAGGAGCAGGAGAGGCGGCAGGAGGCGTTCAATGCCCTCTGTCCACCACTTTACCGCCAAAGCAACCCAGAACGCATTCCTGTGGCCTTTCTGCGCGAATGCGAGGCATGGCGCTTTAATACGGTCGGCCTCGGTCTCGTCGGGCCTGCGGGCTGCGGGAAGACGAGAGCGGCGTGGATACTGCTGAAGCGTCTGCATTTTGAGAACTTGCGAGTTTTTGGCATCACCTCCACGGGATTTGCGAAAGCCTGCGCGGATCAATTCCACGACAATCCGCAGGCGAAGGCGCTGGCGGAGGACACGCTGACCCGCTGCCGCCGGACGAAGGTTCTCCTCCTCGATGACCTCGGCAAGCAGAAGATGACCGAGAGGTCGGAACTGGAACTCTTCGACCTGCTGGAACACCGATCCTCCCATGAACTGCCGGTGATCTGGACGGCCAACGCCGCCAAGGGCGACCTCAGAAAAATGCTCTCGTCCGACAGGGGCGAGCCGATCCTCCGGCGGTTATCGGAGTTTACGAACATTGTGCGGGAGGGAGTGGAATGATCGTGATGCCGTCCAATAATTCTGGAATCCAGATAGGATACCTTGCCGGTAAGTTCTTAAACCGAATCGGCTGGCTGCTATCTCCAGATGGTTGGCGGCAACCACCATCTTGGATGCCGTATGCTTTGGACAATGGAGCCTACGGGGCATGGGCAAATGATCGCGAGTGGGATGCAGAAGCCTTTCTCAATTTGATTGAGAAATCAAAATCTGCACACAAGCCGCGCTGGGTAGTGGTTCCCGATGTGGTAGCAGACAGGGAGTCAACGATCATTCGCTGGCATGAATGGATGCCGCAACTACGAGATCGCCTGCACGGGGTATGCTTTGCGTTTGCCGTGCAGGATGGAATGACTCCAAACGATGTTCCACACGAAGCAGAAGTGATCTTTGTAGGAGGCACAACCGAATGGAAGTGGAAGCACCTACACACTTGGGCAAATAATTTTCCCCGGGTCCATGTCGGACGGGTAAATTCCGAGCGTCTGCTTTGGATTTGCCATGAAGCTGGGGTGGAGTCCTGCGATGGCACGGGGTGGATGCGCGGAGGAGAGGAACGGTTAGAGGAACTCCATCGCTATTTAGAACAATCAACCGGAGGAGATCGCCGCCCTCAACTGCAATTCTCCCTATAAATAACAAAGTTTTGACTGATACCTTCTCCCCCCCCAACAACAACAACCAAACAACACAATGACAACAACACACGAACTCGCAGACAAACAGAACCGCTATGTGACCGCCGAAGGCAAATACATCGCGAAAGTAAAGCAACCCGGCAACGGGTGGCTGGGCAAGACAACGCCCAAAGATGAAACAAAAAAAGGAACGGATTTCATTCGCGTCCCACTCCTCATCGATGACCCGGAGAGCGACCAGCATGGACGGGAAATCGTCTGGCAGGGCTGGCTCACCGAGAAAGCCACCAAGCGCACCTGTGACACGCTCGACCAGGCATTTGGCCGCGAGTGGGACATCAAAATGCTGGACGCTGGCAAGTCGCCGTTTCTCGGCCAGAAGTGCCGGATCACGGTCGAGGCCGAGGAATACAACGGCCAACTTCGCCACAAGATCAAATGGCTCAACCCGCTGGAATCCAAACCACGGGAAACCGAACCGCTCTCCAGCGACCGGTTGGCCACGCTCAACGAACGCCTCGCCGCCGCCCGCGCCTCCGATGACGAAATCTCCTTCTAAAGACTACCACTTGGAAGGGGTCCGCGACTTAGCCTGCAATGTTATTTTGCAGGCGGTCGAGGACATCTGGAACCGCCAGAAATACAAATCCAAACACCAGCGGGCGATCATGGTGGAGGCTCGGCGGTCGGCTCGGCATTTTTTTAAGAACCGAGCGTTCAGCCAAGTTTGCTCCACGATGGATTTACCTGCGGACAAAATTAAAGATGCGGCATTTTACCCGGCGAAATACCCCGAGATCATAAAAATGCTGCGAGAAAGGAAAAAACGATGAGTGATACACCGGAAACGGATTTCCATTGCTGGACTGACAACTCGGAAGAGTTGTTGATTGCCGTGTGCCATGCGGATTTTTGTCGCAAACTAGAACGCGAACGCAACGAGGCGAGATATTTACTGAAACACGCGCAGTCGGCCTTGGACGCAATTCATTTAGAAATTGGCGGATGGATCAAAACAATGTCGGTGGCATCAAAATGAACTGGACCCATGAACAACTCAGACAACTCGGCTACACCGAATCCAGCCCGGGAGTGTTCACTCACTCTTCAACTGCGGGGATACCTCACGCCAAGTCTCAACCGGCTCCTCGGGCAACATTGGTCGCTTCTGCAAAAAGAGAAAGTCCGCGCCAAGCTCGCACTACTCTCGTCATTACGAGACGCTCATGCTCGCTCCTCGACGCCGACAATTTCGCAGGCGGTTGCAAGCCTCTCATCGATCAGTTGCGCTATGCCAAGCTCATCGAAGACGACGACCCGGAAACCATCGAAATCCTTTTCCGGCAAACCAAAGTCAAAACCAAGAAAGAAGAAATGACCCACATCGAAATAACAACCACAGGGGGAGTATGAGGGGGAGATTCCCAATACTTGTCAAGATCAATTTTGACTGATACCATCAACTCTATGAAATTGAACCCGAAACAAGAGGCGTTTTGCCAAGGGGTCGCAAGCGGATTGTCGCTCACGCAAGCCTACATCCGCGCCGGATATTCTGAAAAGGGAGCCGATGGTGCCGCTTGCAAATTGCAAGGAAATGCAAGTGTAGCCGCCCGAATTGACGAACTCCGCGCCAAGTCGGAATCCAAGATGAGCTACAAACGCGAGACCTACCTCGAAACACTCCGCGAGCGGTTCATGGAAATGCCGCCGGAATCGGCGACCTGCGCGAAGTATGGGGAAATGCTCGCGAAGGCGATGGGATGGAATGAACCGGAGAAGATTGAGGTCGCCGGGGCCATGGACATCAACATCCGCATCGGTGGCCATTAACATCGACATCATCCCGCGCCCGCAGCTTGCGAGCTACCTGCACCGGACGCAACGCTGGTCGGTGATGGTTTTGCATCGCCGCGCCGGGAAGAGTTTCGTGTGCATCCAAGACTTGATCGCCAAGGCGCTCTCGCATCGCCGCAGCGGACCACCGCTCCGCTACGCCTATGTCGCGCCGACCAGAGAGCAGGCGAAGGACATCGCGTGGAAATACCTGGTCCAATTCACCAGCCAAATCCCCGGGGTGGTGATCAACAAGGCCGATCTCGCGATCACCTTCGGCAACGAGGCGACGATCCGACTCTACTCTGGCGAAGCCTACGAGCGCCTGCGCGGCATCTACCTCGATGGGGTCGTGATGGACGAGGCCGCCGACCTCGACCCAGCGGCATGGGACAATGTCATCCGGCCCACACTCACCGACTACCAAGGCTGGGCGACATGGGTGGGAACGCCGAAGGGGCGAAACATTTTCTGGAAGATGTGGAACCGGGCGTGTGCGGACAACGAGTGGTTCACACTCCAACTCAAGGCGAGCGAAAGCGGAATCATCCCGCCCGAGGAACTCGCGGACATTCGGCGTGGCACCACGGAAAATGCGTTCCAGCAGGAATACGAATGCAGCTTCAACATCGGTCGCCCGGGAGCAATCTATGTTCGATCCCTCGAAAAGGCCCGCGCCGAGAAGCGGGTCACTAACGATGTCCTGTGGTTCAAAGAACTCCCGACTTACACAAGCTGGGATGTCGGCGCTCCGCTCAACCAGAAGGTGTGGATTTGGCAGATGGTCGGCGACCGCATCAACTATCTGGAATCGCTTTCCGGCTCCGATGAATGCAAGACCCCAGCGGACTGGGCGGCGAGGCTCAAGGAGCGCCAATACGGCTACGGGGGGCATTACATCCCGCATGACGCCGCAGCGGAAGTGGGAGGACTCTGGCAGGAGGCGCTCGGTCGCAGCGGGCTGACCGGCGTGGTTCCTGTGCCACGGCAGATTTCGGTGTGGGATGGCATCAACCTCGCCAACGATGCGTTCCCGCGCATTCACATCAACGAGGCCGGATGCGCCGATGGCATCGAGGCGCTCGACGCCTACCATTCCAAAGAGGAGCGCGATGGGGTGACGATCAAGGATGTGCCGGTGCATGATTGGAGCAGTCACTTCGCCGATGCGTTCAGTCTCTCGCACCAGGCTATCAAGCGAGGGATGGTCATCGACCGCTCCGCGATTCCACGCAAGGCCGAGCGGCATGAAGCGATCAAAGTCGTCGCCGGATTCCGAGGCGGTGGATTCGGAAAGGTGCGGCGGTGATTCCCCTCTGATTTGTAACTTATCTGGAGGGATGCAATGAAACGCGAACTGGAACTCCAAATCCTCGATCTCTACCGGCGCTACCCGCAGCCGCGATGTTTCGCTGAAGAGGTCGAACTCACGGCATGGAATGGCGTGGTCGTGAACACCGAGGACTTCTTCATGCTGGCTCGCCCGGTGGATATTTTTGACGCCGAGGAACGCTGGCGCGATGCGGCTCACGCATACCACAGGTTGTGTCAGAACTGCTGGCTGATCACTATATATAGTGGTATCAGTCAAAATAACCCTTGCAACTTTGCTCCGTATCGTCTCCCCTACATCGCATGGAGTCGGCGAGACCGCCCGCTCCGAGTTTACGAAACCCAAAAACTCCAAAAGCGATGCGACTTACTGACCACGAAATCAACCCCATCCTCTCACCCTGCCTAGCTTGGTTCGGAGGAGGCGGAAGCAGAGGACCAAGCAAGCAAGAGAAGCAAAACGCGCAAGCCGAGCAGCAACGCATGCAGCAAGCCGCCGATCAGCAAGCCGCCATGCAGCGCCAGCAAATGGAACTCCAACGCCAGCAGGCCGAGGAGCAAAAACGCCAGCAGGCGGAAATGCTGCGCCAGATGGAGGCGAACAAGCCCGCGCCCGGAGCGCAGGTGGACCCCGGCAACCCGCAAGCTGACATGGCGGCAGAGACCGCTCGCCGCAAGGGAATGCGGAAATCCATCCTCGCCGGGGAATCCTCGCAGGCTCCCGTGACGACCGGCTACTCGACCCTCGGTTGATTCAGTTTTGACTGATACCAAATGACCGGAAAGAATCCCGAACTCGCCGACAAGGTTTTGCAGCGCCATGCGGAACTAGTGCATCAGCGGGCCACATGGGAATCGCTTTGGGAGGACATCGCGAAGTATGTGATGCCCCGGAAGGCGACGATGTTCACGCAGACGACCTCGCCCACCACCGAAGACGAGGCGCAACTTTTCGACGCCACCGCCGTGCGGGCAAACATGATCTTGGCCAATGGTCAACTCAGTTGGATGACCCCACTCGAAAGCCGGTGGTTCAGCTTGGAACCGCCGAAGGCGATGGAATCCGAAGACGACATCGAGCAATGGTTCAAGCGTTGCACCGAGGTCATGCAGGCCGAACTCAGCCGGTCGAATTTCTACACCGAGATTCACGAACTCTATCTCGACCGGGGCGCGTTCGGCACGGCGGCGATTCTTGTGGAAGGCGGCAAGAACAATTCCTTAAATTTCACGAAGCTCGATCTCGGATCGTTCGCGATCTCCGAGGACGACGAGGGGTATGTCGATACACTCTCCCGCGAGTATGAGATGACCGCTCGGCAGGCCGCGCTCAAGTTCGGCGTGGAGAACTTGACCGACGCCATGCGGAAGGAACTGGAGAAACCCAACTCCAACCGCAAGTTCGCCTGCGTCCACCTCATCGCTCCCCGTGGTCCGGGCGAGATTGAAATGGGCAAGCGCGATGGCGCAAACAAACCCTACGCCAGCGTGTATGTGGACAAGGCGAGCAAGCATGTCTTTTTGTCTAGCGGCTTCGATGAGCAACCATTCTTCGTCACCCGCTACCTCAAGTGGAAAAACTCGGAGTGCTACGGCTACTCGCCATCGTGGACCGCACTACCAGAGTGCAAGCAACTCAACTTTCTTGAAAAGCAACTCGACTCCCTCGCCGAGATTCATGCGTTCCCTCGCATTCTGATCCCTGCTGGATTCGACGGAGACATCGACCTCCGCGCCGGGGGTGTGACCTATTTCGATCCGAACAATCCCAACGCAACACCACGGGAATGGGGAACCAACGGGCGCTACGACATCGGCGTTGAGCGGGCCGAACAAAAGCGCAAGGCGATCAACGAAGCCTTCCATGTGGACTTGTTCCAAATGTTCGCGCAGTTGCAAAAGCAGATGACCGCCCGCGAAGTCGCCGAGCGAGCCAGCGAAAAGCTCATCCAATTTTCCCCGACCTTTGCGCGTCTCACCACGGAGCTATTCAATCCGCTCCTGCGCCGGGTCTTCGCGATCCTCGCCCGCGCTGGCAAGTTCCCTCCCCCGCCCCAGCAACTCACGATGGTCGGATACATCCCCGAGCCGGATGTCGCCTACAACTCGCGAATCGCCCTCGCGATTAAGAGTCTCGAAAACGCCGCATTCGTTCGCACGACCGAGATGCTTCTGCCCTACGCGCAACTCAAGCCCGACATGCTCGACAATTTCGACTTCGACGAAATCTGCCGCGACATGGCCCGCAACGATGGTCTCCCGGCCCGGTGGCTGATGGAGGAGGAAATGGTGGCGCAGCAACGAGCCGCCCGCGCCCAAGCGCAGCAGCAGGCCATGCAGGCGCAGCAGATGGAGCAGGCCGCAAGCGCCCTTGGAAAAGCGGGCAGCGTCAAGCAGGATTCCGCTCTCGCCGGGATGCTCCCCGGCATGATGGGACAAGCGTGATGGCTCCCGAAGATAAAGCCGCCGCCCTTCGGCGTGAGCGTGAGCGCCAGAAGACGACCAACGCCTACCACCGTGTGTTCAGCACCAAGGAAGGCCAAGCGGTCATCGCCGACCTCAAGGCGCAGTTCGCCACCGAAAGCCAAGTCTTCCTGCCTGGTTACGATTTCAACCCTGTGGTCGCCGCCCTTCGCGATGGCCAGCGCGGGGTCGTCCTGCACATCGAAAGCGTCCTCCGAAGGCCGGTCATCGCGGACGGCGACATTGAGACTCCCAAACGCAAGGTCAAAAAATGAGCAAGAAAACCGAACCCAAAAAAGACATCCCGCCCGCACCGGAAATGGAGCAGATGCTCGGCGACAAGACGCCCGCCTATGTCGAGTGGATGCGCGACTACCACCCGCAGGAGTTCGCGATCCGCTACGCCGGTCGCCGCACCCATCTCGGTTACCACCCGCATCAAAACTAACGCGCAGTTTTGACTGATACCATTTATGGAAGACACCATCGACACCTCCTCCGAGCAGAGTCTGCTCGACACAGGAGCCGACAGCACCAACGCCGCAGCGCCCGCCGCTTCGGAGACGACCACCACCACGCAACCCTCAACTCCCTCAACCGGCTGGGTCAACCCAGACGGCACCTTCGGAGAAGGATGGACGAACAACCTCCCGGAGGATTCCGCCGCCTACAAAGACACGCTCGCGAAATACAAAAGCGTTCCCGATATGGCGAAGGCGCTCGCGAATGCGAATGCTCTGATCGGAAAAAAGCTCGGCGTCCCCAACGAAAAATCCTCGCCCGAGGAGGTCGCCGCCTTCCGCCGCGCCATGGGAGTTCCCGAGTCGCTGGAGGAATACAAGTTCGCTCCCGAGGCTTTGCCCGAAGGCATGACATGGAGCGACGACATGGCGAAGCCCTATGCCGAGATCGCTCACAAGCACGGCATCCCGCCCTCGGCGATGAAGGAACTCGTCACGCAACACGCGAAGACCGAGATGTTCAAATTGGAGGCGATCCAAGCCACCTACGAGAAGCAGCGCACCGAGGCCGTGCAGACGCTTCAGAAGGAGTGGGGAAATGATTTCGGAAAAAACATCGGACTCGCCAAGCAGGCCGCGAAGCTCGCGGGTGTGGATGCGAACTCGCATGGATTTTCCGATCCCGAGGTCGTGCGAGGATATGTTCGCATGGCGCAAATGATGAGCGAGGACAAGGTCGGTCGCTCGATGGGTGGCACGGAATTTATGACCGGCGCGGCCCGCGCCAAGGACATCATGTCGAACCCCGACAACACTTGGCACAAACGCTACATGGATGGCGACCGCGAAGCCGCCGCGCTCGTCACCTCCCTGCTCAAGCAGGGATGAATTTCCGCAGGGTGGAGAAATGGTATCTCACCAGATTCATAATCTGGAATTCCGAGTTCGACTCTCGGCCCTGCTAGTTTTTTGACTGATACCTCGGAGTGTGCTACACACTCCTTCGTCAGAGCAGACACCTCCTTTGTGAGCCTGCTCCCTAATACCCGCCGCCGCTGACCCCAATTGGGACACTCGGAAAAGCGAAGGGAGCAGAAAAACCATCAGTTTCGACTGATACCAACTCAACCCAATTCAAGGAGAAAAAAATGGCAGACCTCAATGGTGTTCTGACGAACATCCCCAATCATTATACCACCCAGTTCGATAGCAACTGGAAACACCTCGTTCAGCAAAAGAACAGCAAGCTGAAAGAATATGTGACCCTCGATTCCATCGAAGGAAAAGAGAAATCCTACAATCAACTCGACGCAACCTCGATGACCCAGATCACGGATCGCTCACGCGACACCCGCATCTCTGATCAAGCGATGGCCAAGCGTTGGATTCGCCCGCTCAACTACGACTGCGCCAAACTCGTTGACGAGTTCGACGAGCAGTTCCTCGGCGAAGTTGTTCTTCCGACCAGCCCGATCATCCAATCGCACGGCGCAGCCTATGCCCGCACCTGCGACAAGATCATCATCGACGCTCTCGGCGGCACTGCCTTCACCGGCGCAACTGGCACAACGGCCACCGTCCTGCCAGCAGGCCAGAAGATCGCAGCCAACTATGTAGAGTCCGGCACCGCCGCCAACTCTGGCCTCACCATCGCCAAACTCCGCGCAGCGAAGTTCCTCTTCGACTCCAACGAGGTGGACGAGGAAGAGGAGCGCATCATGGTGGTGTCCGCCAAGCAACTCCAAGACTTGCTCCGCACGGTCGAGGCGACCTCGGCAGACTACAACACGGTCCGCGCCCTTGTGGACGGCACTTTGAACACCTTCATGGGTTTCAAATTCCGCCGCTCCCAGCAGTTGCCGCTGGCTACCGATATCCGCTCCTGCTTCGCGTATGTGAAGAGTGGCGTGATCCTCGCCGAGCGTGGTCTCAAGACCCACATGGATGTCCGGGCCGACCTCTCGCACTCCCTTCAAATCCGTTCCGTGGCCAGCCTCGCTGCCGTGCGTATGGAAGAAAAGAAAGTCGTCGAGATCGCCTGCGACGAAGTCCTCTAAGTTCCCGCACCCCGCTGGCAGGCCGGGAAATGTCTGCCGCCCACTTTTTCAATCTGTGATCTGACCGCTGCTCAATGACAGACATCCAAATCTGCAACCTCGCCCTCGCCCGCCTCGGTGATTCCCGCATCACCGCACTCACGGACGCGACCGCGCAGGCGCAGTATTGCTCTCTGTTCTACACGCAAACGGTCGAGGAACTCCAAGCCGAGTTCGATTGGCAATTCTGCCGCAAGCAGGTTTCCCTCACCAGCGGCACGGCCCCGCTCACCGGCTATTCCACGCAGTATGCCCTGCCCACTGATTTCATCCGGGCGATCCGCCTTGGCAACATCGACGCCAGCGAGAACTTCGGCACTTGGGAAATCGTCGGAACTAATCTCCACACGAACCTCACTTCTCCGGTCGCGCTCGACTACATCGCTAATATCACGACCACGACCTCGTTCCCGGCGATCTTCACCGAACTTCTTTCGATCAAACTCGCCGCCGTCCTCGCGATGCCTCTCACCGGGAGCAAGGACTTGTTCACCCAACTCGCCGAGGTCTACGGCGCGACATTGCAAAAGCCCGCGTTCCTCCACGCCACCGAGCGGGTCGGAAGGCAACGCGCCACCAATTCCATCTCCACGCAGGCCGACATCGTCCGGCTCGCGATCCTTAAGACCGGCGCCGATGGCTACAAGCCCAACGGACAAGCCGCGATGCTGGGCAATTCGTTTTTCGATCAAGCCCGCAACGAACTTCTTTCGGAATTCGATTGGTCGTTCGCCCGCACCTCGGCCTCGATCATTGCCGATGCGGTAGACCCCGTCACCGGCTACGCCAAACGCTATGCCCTGCCAACAGGTGCGCTCACCGTGCTTCGGGTCAACGAGGTCGATGCCAGTGAGAATTTTTCGGTTTGGGAAGTGGTTGGAGGATTCATCCACACCGAAGCCGCCTCGCCGATCCTTGCGGAGTTCACAACGACCGTTACCGACATCACCAAGTTTCCCGCGATCTTCATCGACCTTCTTGTCAACAAGATCGCCATGCGCCTCGCTATGACGACCGGCGATGCGGGCCGCATGGAGATTCTGGCCAAGGAAACGGAATTTATTTTCCAAAAGCCGGGATTCGCCAGAGCCATTGAGAAGACCGCGCCCGTCCGAGCCAACGCCGCCATGGGCGTCTCCGAAATCTGCCGACAAGCCATCCTCAAGGTGGGCAGCGCCGAAGCCTTTAAACCCTACGGGGAGCCGATGTCCATCGCGCAGTCCCTCTTCGACCAGACCCGCAACGAACTCCTCGCCGACTTCGATTGGCAGTTTGCTCGCCTCCAATCCTCCCTCACCGCAGATGGGACGCCTCCCGCCTTTGGCTACACGACCCGCTACGCCCTGCCTAGCGCCACCCTCAAGGTTCTTCGCGTCAATGGTGTCGATGAAGACGAGAACTTTGGAAACTGGGAAATCGTCGGCGGGTTCTTGCACACGAATTTCACTTCCCCGATCCGCATCGAGACGACGGCCATCGTGTCCGACGCCACCAAATTCCCGCCGGTCTTCGTGAACATGCTCACGGTCACCCTCGCGATGAAACTTTCCCAACTCATGGATTTCCAAGCCGCCCCAGCCGCCCGCTAAATGAAGACCGAGGAACTTTTCAAAGAACTCCAGTTCCTCGCCGGGAAGCCCGCATTGAAAAATGCGGTCGAGACCCGCGCCTCCTCGCGCCCCTCCTCCGCGCTCACCGAGGACGAACTCTGCCGCCAAGCGATCTTGCGGGTCGGCACCGCCGAGCAGTTCGGCCCCTCCTCGCAGGCGATGCTCCTCGCCAAGTCCCTCTACCCGCAGGTTCGCGATGCGCTCCTCCTCGCCGGAGCGTGGACATGGGCCATGAAGTCCACCACGGTCATCGAGACGCTCCCGCGCCCGGAATACAAGTGGGCTTACCGCTACGCGATCCCCGCCGACTGCCTGCGCGTGTTCCGGGTCAATGATTACGACTACTCGACCGGCGACTCGTCGTGGGAGGTGTCTGGGAACTTTGTCCTCACCAATGCCGATTCCGGCTCGCCCGCATGGGTCACCGGTCGCGTCTACGAGGTCGGCAATGCAGTCTCCAACAACGGCGCGGTTTACCGCTGCCTGGTTGCCGGATCGACCAAGCAACCCGGCGTGTCCGCCAGTTGGACGACTGATTGGGATGTCTGGCTCGGCACGGCGATCACGCTGGAATATGTCAAGAAGGTCACCGAGGTCAGCCTCTTCGATTCCCTCTTCATCGATCTCCTCACGGCCAAC